ATCCCGCACGTTATCGGCATGAGCGGTACGCCCGCCATGTCCAAGCCGATGCAGTTCTGGACACTGCTCAGTATCGTGGAACCCGACATGTTCAAGAACCATTGGTTCTTCATCAACAGGTACTGCAATCCCGAGGTGAACGAACACGGAACGACCTATGACGGGGCGTCCAACGTGGAGGAACTGCACGAACTCCTCGTAAAGTGTATGCTCAGAAGAACCAAGTCCGAGGTGATGAAGGACCTTCCCCCGAAAGTCATGGAAGTCGTACCCCTGGAAATTAGCAGCTCCGATATGGAATCGTACTACGATGAAGAGCGTGACGTATTTTCTGGGGACACCAAGAAGGGCGACCACGAGAGCGCACGGAACAAGGTCGCACACTTGCTCCGAACCGCATATGCACTCAAGGAGAAGTCAATGCTCTTGTGGCTCGAGGATTTTCTATCGTCCGGAAAGAAATTGCTCTTGTTCGCATGGCATCGCTCCGTGGTGGAGGTCCTGTACGACTCGCTTAAAAAGTACAATCCCGCAATGCTGTATGGCGGAATGACCGCTAACGAGCGTGAGGCGGCACGCCTGAAGTTCATAGAGGACAAGACCTGCAAGGTCATGGTGGCCAACATACAGGCGGGTGGCGTGGGCATCGACGGATTTCAGGCCGTCTGTACGGACGTAGCATTCGCCGAATTTTCGCATACTCCCAATTACCATCGTCAATGTACAGACCGCTTGCACCGATTGGGCTGCGTAGGTACCGTAACATCTTATTACCTCGTTGCGCCCAATACTATCGACATGGATGCGATAGAGGTATTGGATTCCCGTGCAAAGATGCTTGACGGCATTTTGGACGGCAAGGAGGCCGTTGACATTGACCTCCTTACCGAAATTATGGAGCGTAGGGGATTGCGCATCCCTAAGCCATGATGCTATATATATCGTGTAGAGGTATTTTGCCGTGATTAGAAGAGACAAGGTTGAGATTTCTGTTGAGCGTAGGGTCCTGTCTAACCTTATCATGTCCACGTCGTTGATGGCCAAGTGCGTGAATGCGGGCTCCCCCCTTCAGTTCGAGTCATCGTTGGGGCGCACCGTGTCCACGTGGATTTGGGACTACTACAACCGCACGGGAGAGGCACCCGGAAAAGCCATCAAGGATATCTATCAACAGCGGGCGATGGAACTGCCCGAAGCCGACCGCACGATGGTCTGCACGTACTTGGAGACGTGCTCGGACGAATGGTTCCCCACGAACCTGTCGTACGCCACCGACATGGCTCTCAAGTATTTCCAGGACAGAGCCATAATCATCTTGGCCGAAAAACTGATGAACCTTGTCAAGTCCGGTGATACCGCAGGCGGCTACCATGCCATTTCCGATTTCACTAAGCCCACCGTTAGGCAGAAGGAAATCGTCAGCATGTTCGATGATGCCGAGGAGGTATCCACTGCGTTCGACAATGACGAGGAAGAAATCTTCTCGCTGCCGGGTGCACTCGGCTCGGTAATCGGCCCCATCATTCAGGAAGATTTCATTGCGTTCATCGGACCGCCCAAGAGCGGCAAGACGTGGTGGCTGATGGCCTTCGCTGTACAGGCTGCGTTGCAGGGAAAGTGCGTCTTGTTCATATCCCTTGAAATGTCCAAGAAACAGATGGTGCGCAGATTTTGGCAAATGCTTACGGGCACGACCCGTTACGGGGAGGAAGTGGCGTGGCCCGTGTTCGAGTATGACGAGAACGGGGTCGCCCGTGTGATTGACGGGAAGCATACGCCACCACAGGTGGATTCCGATATCAGTGTGATTTCCAAGGAGATGGAGAAACTGCGCAACGTCAGCCGCAGGGGTCGGTTGGAACTCCGCAATTTCGCCACGGGTACGCTCTCCGTGCGTGGCCTTGAAGCCGAACTGAAGGATATGGAAGTGTACGAGGGCTTCGTGCCGGAAGTCGTGTGCGTTGACTATGCCGACATCATGGACTTGGGTCCGGGTAGCGATGAACGCGAGAAGATTAACCGGACGTGGAAAGCCCTCAGAGGCCTTGCGAGCACCCGCAAGTGTGCCGTGGCCACGGTATCGCAGACGGGCCGTGCCACGGTGGGTGGAAAGCAGGATGCAGACGAGAACCAAATCTCGGAAGATATCCGCAAGGTGGCGCACGTCACCAAGATGGTGACGATTAACCATACGCCCACGGAGCGCAAGCGTGGCATCACGAGGCTTGCCTGCAATACAACCCGTGACGGGGCTCCGGTCAGCGATGTGGTCGTGTGCACGAGCTGCCTGTCCATCGGCAGGCCGTATCTCGAATGCGAACTCCTGTCCCGTGTGGACCTGTCACAGGAGGAACAATGGGACGGCTCTGACGAGGAACCGCAGAATCGTCCACGTAGGGGTGGATATGGCAGGCGTGGCTAAGAAGGGGCGAATAATCGTGAATCCCCTGTTCAAGCATCCGTCTAGGGGATGGCTCGTGGTCCGGCAGCAGGACGAGACCAAGAGTTACTGCATCTGCTCACTCTATGACCATCAGCCCCGTACGGACATCAAGACATACGTCTTGGACTACGTGGAGATTTAGGGGCGAGCTTGGTATATTATGAACGTACAATATGGAACAATCCGTCAAAATAAAAGGTGGGCAGTATAATATGGGTATTACGGTACTTAGTTTGTTCGATGGCATGGCGTGCTGTAGATTGGCATTGCGTGAGCTCGGCATCAAGGTTGACAAGTATTACGCTTCCGAAATAGAGAAGTCTGTAATCAAGCAGACGCAGCTCAATTTCCCCGACACGATTCAGTTGGGGAGCGTCACGGAGGTGGATGCACGAAAGTTGGGTCACGTGGACCTGCTTGCAGGGGGCAGTCCCTGTTTTGCCGCAGGCACGAAAGTCCTTACGCAACAGGGATACAAGAACATCGAGGATATCCGGCTCGGGGACATGGTTCTTACCCACAAGAACCGTTGGCGTGCGGTCGTGGACTACGGGAGCAAGATGGCTGACACGTACGAGGTGCAGACGCAGTGTTCCGCACCTATCGTATGCACGGCTACGCACAAGTTCTGGGCACGTAAGAAAGATGGGAAGGGTTCCCGTTCCAAGTTGGGCAAGCCGTCTTGGGTTGAAGCACAAAAACTTAAAGGTGCGTATTGCGTGTGCAGCAATATCCCCGAAAAGTATGATGCAGGGCTTGACATTACTGATGATATGGCTTGGGTCCTCGGCAGGTATCTCGCAGAAGGGCAAACATCCCGATTGTATCCAGATAAATCTAAAACGTGCGTAATACAACTCAGCCTCCTTGTCGATACCGCTGAGTTGAAGGACGTGCTGCCCCATATAGCAGGCTTGGATTATACTTGTTTCCCGTACAATGCTGCAACGCATAGGATTACGTTCTCCAACACGGATAATCTCGTATGGCTTGCAGAAGGAAATTGCGGCACGGATGACGTGGGCAAGTTTATATCCGAAAACATTTTTAACTCTGCACCGGGAATCAAGCGGGCGTTCCTTGAAGGATTCTTGTCCCGTAACGGGCTTATCCGGGGTAGTACCGTAACGTTCTCTACGGACAGCCATGATGTCGCACTCGGTCTACAACGCCTGGTGTTGGATGTAGAACAGGTTCAACCCTATGTGCATTATCATGGCATGGATTATCGTTGGACAAGGGATACGAAAAATATGTCCCGTCTTTTGCCCGCATATGAAATTGGTTATATCCGGGGGCGCAGGGACAAATACCATCACGATGCCGACAAGGTGTGGTTCGGTGTCAAGAAATACTCCTATGTCGGCAAGCAACCCGTGTACAACATCACGGTGGAAGAGGACCACTCGTACACCGTCGAAAACGTGGTCGTGAAGAACTGCACCGATTTCAGTATGGCCGGCACCCGCAGGGGCATGTCCACCGAGGACAAGATTGAGGTCACGACCTTCGAGCAGTACATGCAACTGAAGAATGACGGCTACAAGTTCGCAGGCGAGTCCTACCTGTTCTGGGAGTACATCCGAATCCTCAACGAACTCCGTGAGACCAACCCGAATATCCTGTTCTTCCTTGAGAACGTGGAGATGGGTTCCCGTTGGGAATCCGTGTTCGATGAAATCATCGGGTTACCCGGAATCCATATCAATTCCGCCCTCGTGTCCGCACAGAACCGCAGGCGTATCTATTGGACCAACATCTACACGAAGACGGAAGGCCTGCTGAACAGGGTCGTTCCGGCCATCCCGCAACCGCCCGACAGGGGCATCATGCTCAACGACATCCTCGAAGACGAGGTTGACAGGAAATACTATCTGAAGGACGAGGTGGTGGACAAGTTGTTGGCCAACGGGGTCAAGGGTGCAGGGTAGAATCTGTTGTGTGGTCGGGAGCCATACAATCGAGATACCCTGTGGAGGCGACAGGAAGACGAGCGTGTTGGACTCCCAATACTACAAGGGTCACGGAGGGCATTACCCGACGAGACCCTACGTAATGTGTTTCGAGTATGTGGATGGAACGGAAGACGGTACATAGGCGTACGTGCGGGCCGACATGGAAGAACGGTGTGTTTATACATTCTGAGTATAAGTCCAAGCCGTTCGAGAGCAGGTACCACAAGTCGTTCGGAAACATAACGCATGACAGGGAGTTTGTGTTAGAGTATGAAGAAATTGGCGATATGCGAACCGAGCAAACGGGAACCCCTCGTCATCCCTGACCAATGTAAGGGGGGGGTATTGTTAAAAACTTATTACAAAGGGTACTCGCAATTTTGGAGCGGTAGACAGTATGTATTCGAGTATGAAGAAGTGTCGGATAGCGATTGAGCCCTCGTTCAAGAAGGGTGTATTCATACCCCCCCCCCCCAAAGGCAGCGCAAGAGCAATTGTGTGATGGCGTTCCTGTGGAAATGGTTTATACCGAGCAAGACGCATGAACTGACGTTCATAATGGAATACGAAGAGTGCGATAATGATTAATATAGTAGATAGCTGTATGAGTAAAAAGAATGCTTGTTGTAGTACATATAAATTAAATAATAGGGGGGGGTTAGGCGATGTACGTGGAAACAGAAACGCAGCGAATATGGTAAGATACACCGATATGAATACGAAAAGTTGCATTCTAGAGAATATGGTGGGAGACAGGCAATGAAGGAAAAGGTTCTCGTTTTCGACAAATGCGGAACGCTTACGTTAGGTATCGGTGATAACTTGATTATAGAGTTTGTAGAGATTGAGGATGAAACGTAGAATTATGCAGGTTGGTACTTTGAACCGCAGCAACGGGGGCACGCAGCCCTATCAGCAGGACAGGGTATACGACCCCGCAGGCGGGCTGGTGCCGGCATTGTCCCACAGGCTTGCGGGTGGCACGTTGCTAATTTTGGTATACGAGGAATTGGAGGGATTTTAAGTGGAGCGACTTGTGTGTTTCCCGAGTCATGGCAACGGGATATTTATCGGTGACGGGGTGAAGACTACACCCCTTACGAGTAACTACTGGAAGGGATACACGAACCGCGAGTGGAACAGGCCGTATGTGTTGGAAATCGAGGTGTTGGACGGATGCGAGAAGGCTTAAAAGTATATGAACGTGAACGTGGATTGCGTGTGGCCGTATATGACAACGGACCGACCTGTGGTGAGTTCGGTGTTTTATATACCCCCCCCTATGATTGTAAAGTAAATTCGCTTAGGGGTTGTCATAATATTTGGGTAGTCGATTGCGAGGATATTAGTTGATGTATGCGTGAGTTCGGAATAAACATGTCGGGCCGTGGGTTGAGGGTGTTCAATGCATCCCGTAACGACAAGCCGAACATCGGGGAATACGGGACGATATACGTCCCTCCCTACGACAGCAAGACGGATACGTTGAGGACTTGCGCAGGAGTGTGGATTTTGGTATGCGAAAGTTTGAGCAGGTGAGCATTTCCGGTAAACTCCCCAGACGGGATGTGTCGTTGTATGCAGGCGGTGGGAAGGCTAGGTGCTTAACATGTGAGAGTTTTATGCGTGGCGTAGGGATGCAGAAAACAACTGACTGGATTATGCTATATGAAGAGATTGATAGTGAATTTACATAGCGGTAGAGTGTACCCCCCCCCATACATCATTCCGCAGAATCAAAGGAAAAGCAACACCGTACCAACTAGATATGATGATGGAAGAATATACAACGACTGCTCACAAATAACGATGATTATGGAATATGAAACGATTATTGCCGATAATGAAGGGATATAGGGATGGGCTTACCCCCCCCCATGTAACAACAAGTCCCCACGCTAACCACGGAATATGCA